ACCAAACTATTTTCTTTAAGCATAGACTAAATGCTGTAAAAGAAGGCGGTGCAGAGTTTGATGTAAATCCAGAATATTTAGAAGTTTCATTTGGTAACGAGTGTAACTTTCGATGCGGATATTGTCACCCAAAAGCCAGCAGCAGATATTACAACGAAATTAAACAGCACGGTCCGTATACAAATGTAAAAAATCACAGATGTGATATTGATTGGTTCAAAATATTTGAAGAAGAAAATAATCCATATTTAGATGCATTTTGGCGTTGGTGGCCTGAGCTTAGTAAAGAGCTACATATACTGCGCATTACAGGCGGCGAACCTACAATACAAAAAAGCACTTACAAACTGTTTGATATGTTAGACGCAGATCCTAAGCCAGAATTAGAATTAAACTGTAACAGCAACTTAGGTGGTAAACCAAAGCAGTTAGAAAAGTTTACAAACCGTGTAAATGACTTGTTAACAAACAATAAGATTAGACGTTTCAAAATGTTTACAAGTATTGACACTTGGGGTAAACGTGCAGAATACATACGTGACGGATTAGATATTGAAGTGTTTGAACGTAACCTAGATTATTTTATGCGCAACTGTGAAGCACCTATGGTGTTGATGATCACGTTTAACATTTTTAGTGTAACAACATTCCGCACACTGTTAGAAAAAATCTTAGAATGGCGTGCAAAATACAATGATGTAGAAACACACAGATGGCAGCGTTTGGGTTTTGATACACCACATCTCAAAGAACCGTTACAATACGATATGAATATTTTGCCAAAACATTATATGAGCTATATGCGTGATCATTTGCAGTTTATAAAAGAAAATGTAGATGACAATCGTAAAGATGCATTTAGCACTATTGAATATGAAAAGTTTAGACGTGTTGTTGACTATATGGATACAACAGAATATCCATTAGAAAAGGTTATACAAGGACGCAGAGACTTCCACAATTTCTTTGCTGAACAAGGTCGTAGACGTGGAGTTGATCACAGACAAGTGTTTCCAGAAATGTCAGACTTCTTTGAACTGTGCAAAGAATACGTCTAAGCACTCTTTGCTTTCTGGCCACTGTTGTTCTACAAAAGTATTCCACCATTTTTCAGTGTTTACACGCCAAAAGTATTGAAAGTGATTTCTATACTCTAACTCAATAGGCTCTTCTAATAATCCTATCTCTTTTAGTTTAGGACAATACTTATTGTGTACTATTTTTTGACTGCCTACTGCACTAGGATGACTGCTTACATACATTGGTGTTTGCAAACCTAAATAGCGTATACCTACGCTATATAAAAATTGATGATTAATATGATCGTGACAGTTTTCTGCATTCATACTGCGTAAGCCAGCAATTTTTCTTGGTCCTTGTATGTGGTCATTTATCACACACATCCTAGCTGCAATCCGATGAGCATTAGCACCAAGTATGCCTAAACTACGCAATCTGTGTGTTACAAAGTTTCCTACAATTCTATTGTTATTGTATAATAAAAATAATGTTGTGTTTTCTTCGTTTTGTAAATAATCCAGCAACATTTTTTTACTGCTATTGTTTACGTAATTCTTAGCAGCAGCATCTTGAAACCACTGTTCCAAGTTTTGTGTTCCGTTATAAATTTCTAGTTTCCACATTGACATTTTGATTAAATAGTGTATAATGGAGTAATAATGCACAATACATTAGTACGATCTACACAAATACTTAACCACATTTTACTATTAGTTGGATTAAGTTTGATTTTCTTTTACGATGTTCCGCCTGTATATCTTTTATACAGTTTACTTACCTATTGGTTCATAGGTGTCTTTGGAATTAACATAGGCTATCATAGACTTATTAGTCATAGAAGTTTCAACACATACAAATGGTTAGAATATGTGTTAGGACTAATCGGTTGTATTACAATGATAGGTAGTCCTCTAGCATGGACTGCAATACACAGACAACATCACGGACACGCTGATACTGATAAAGATGTTCATAGTCCATACAAGTTAGGATGGGTAAAAGCATGGTTTGGATTTTGGAATATACAACATATTCATCCAAAATACATAAAAGACATACGTAAACTTCCGTTTTATAAATTTACTCACAAATATTATTTTATAATTAATATTGCGTATGCTGGTATACTGTTTTTAATAAATCCATTGTTTGTCATATTTTTATATGCTATACCAACTGTGTTAGTCTTACACAGTACAAGCGCAATCATTGTGATTGCTCATATACATGGATACAAAAATCACAATGTAGATGACGAAAGTAGAAACAGTTGGATTGCTAGTTTAATTACGCTAGGAGAAGGTTGGCATAACAATCACCATGCTAACAGTAAAGCATGGAACAATCAAGAACGTTGGTGGGAATTGGATCCGCCTGCATGGATTATTAGGTTAATTAAAACTTAACCTAGTATAACCCAAGCACTGCCGTTGTAGCCTTCAAATTTGTTGCTGCTACTGTTAAAAATTATCATACCTGCTTCTGGAGCCATGCTATCACGCTGTGCATATGTATGACTTCCTACTTTTGCTACTGGTGTTCTAAGTACACCTGCACTGTCAAAAATCAAACCTTTGCTTTCATTTGCTGCTGGGCCGTTAACTCCGTCTGACAAAGCTATTCCAAAATATGTGTTGTATGCAGTGTTGTTAATTGGCTCGTCTGCTACATAGATACCAAAGCCGCCACCTTGTCTCCAACCGTTTCCATCAAATCCTTCAGCATCAAATTGTAAAATACAATCGTCTGGTAAGAGTGCTGTTTTGTTATCCCATGTGCCGTTGAAACTTCTTACAGTTTGTGGTCCTCTAACATTAAATGTTGCTGTATCACCAACAAAATTCAAAGCACCTGTGCCATTATGAGCCTCAAGTGAAAGTATACCATATGACTTGATAATAACTTGTCCAGTGTCTTCGTTGTATGTTAGTAGGGCATTGTCACTGTCGCTGTACAATTCGCCTCTGAACTTACCAAAATGTTCTGCCACCCACGGTGACCCACCTTGTATATCTGCTGTTACAATTTGACGTCCATCAAAATGTTGTACGTGTCCTCTTAGAGCACTTTCGTTTCTGTTGTTACCAAGTACAATAATAGGACCTCTTGCTACTGCATTTTCAGCAGGTGCAACAGGATGTGCAATTCCTCCTAACCAGTTGTGTTGGTTATGATTTTCGTCAGGAGGACTCATAAGAGATGTAGTTTCGTCAGCCATAACTTCGCCAATTATACTACCTGTTACGACACCTGTTAAATTACCAACAACATCACCAGTTACCGTACCTGTTACATTACCTGTAAGATCACCGTAAAAGTCGCCATAATGACTACCATTAAAGTCACCACTAAACGCACCAAAAAGTGTGGAATCACTGCTAACACTACCAATTAAATCCCCGTAGAAAGTTCCGTATATTGCATCAGCATCAATTGATCTATTAGCAGTATCAACTATAGTTTGACCAAATCCGTCGATAACACTACCTGTAATATCACCATTAAATAAAGCCGCTTCAGGATCAAGGATAGTGTTACCTTCAATATCTAATACTTCACCAATAAGATTTGTTTTGAAAGTGTTAGCAGTAGAGTCAAAAAGAACAGTACCATCAATATCTTCAATATCGCCAATTAATGGACCATAAACTTTTCCTGTATCAACATCAACTTGTATTGCTCCGCCTTTGGATACAACACTTGCTTTTAATTGGCTTGTCCAGCTGTCAACTAAGACATCACCGTCCGCACCAACTACGTCTAATCTATAACTTTCGCCGGGTATAAAATCTGCCATAGGAACTCCTTGTGTAAAGTATTTATCTTAAATCTATTCTTGACATCAGATAAGCATTTTAGTATAATTAGTGTATGTATGATATTTTTTATGTTGGCTCTAAAAATGATGCACAATGGCTAAAATTTAAGAGCAGATATCCTGCTGCAAAATGTGCGGATACTGTAAAACAAGCATGTGCTAAAAGTCTCACAAAACATTTATGGATTGTGTATCCTGATTTAGATATATGCGATGATTTTGATTTTAGTTATGTTCCAGACGATTGGAGCAACACTGTTGCCCATGTATTCCTCAATGGCAACGATTATGACGGTATTGTTTTGCTACCAAAACACAATGATTACAGTGACAAGGAAATAAATGCTAGATTTTATGTTGCACATAAAAAAGTTGAAGTAGTTGCAAGTTATCCTACAAAATTTGAAATTTTTTATGCTGACACTTATGAAGAATATGTTGATGCTTTGAACAAATCAAAATTTGATTTATTTTATATTGTACCTTCAACAGTAGACATACATTCTGATTTTGAATTTGACATTTATTTTACACACCATAATGCTTATGATAGAAGAATAAATCACGTTTTGTTAAACGGAAAATACCACGACGGAATAATTTTATGCAGCAAAAGATTAAAAATCAGTGAACGTGAATGGACCTTCAAATTTATTGCAGGAAAAAAAGAACATGACATACTTGCCAGCACTCCAAAGCCTTACGATGTTGTGTTTATAAGTTATCAAGAACCTGACGCTGATATAAACTACGAAAACTTAAAAAATAAAGTACCAAATGCAAAACGTGTGCATGGTGTAAAGGGTATTCATCAAGCACATATTGAAGCCGCAAAAATTTGTTCAACACCTATGATATGGATTGTTGATGGTGATGCTACAATAGTTGATGATTTTGAATTTGATTATCAAGTACCTGCGTGGCAATATTCTCATGTTCATGTTTGGAGAAGCAAAAATCCTATTAATGGACTTGTATACGGATATGGCGGTGTAAAACTATTTCCTAGAGAACTTACACTTAATATGGATACAAGCAAACCTGACATGACAACAAGTATTAGTGATAAGTTTGTTGCTGTAAAAAAAGTTAGTAATATTACAGGATTTAACACAGGTCCTTTTGAAACATGGAAAAGCGCATTTAGAGAATGCTGTAAATTAAGTTCAAAGATCATTGATAGACAAAAAGATGAAGAAACAAATCAAAGATTAAAAATTTGGTGTAGTATTGGTAAAGACAAGCCTTTTGGAGAATATGCTATAAGTGGAGCAAAAGCAGGTGCTATATATGGAGCAAGACATCAAGGTGATAAAGAAGCACTTAAAAAGATAAATGATTTTGATTGGCTAAAGGAACAGTTTAATGGAAACATATAAAATACTTGACAGATTTGAATTGATGTATCCTACTAATGAAAATTTTTCTGATCTTCGTAGGGCTTATATTGACAGAGACATGTATAGTATTTTTAAGATTTCTAATGCAGATGAAGAATTGCGCAAAGCCGTACTTGAAAAAAATATACACAGTATTTTTAGATTAGCCGAAGGAACAAAAATAGTTGGTACAGTAGATGATCTTAAAAAAGCAATGCTGGAACAAAATCTTTACAGTTTATTTAGATTGCTACCTCCTAGTTTCGAAGATCTAAAAAAAGCAGTATGCGAAGATAACATACACAGTATTTTTAGATTGTTAGAAAATGATAATTTAAGAAAATTAATAGTAAATGACAATCAATGGGCGTTATATCCATTGTTAAAAGAATACAAAAATACTAATTTTGTAGAAGCACTAAAATATATGTTCATTGAAGAAATAAAATTTGATGAAGACTGTTTAAGCAGAGGACAACTGCAAAGTAAAATTTGGCTTGTACAAGAATTGGAAAAAATAAGCCTAGACTTAGGTGTAGTATTTTTGTGTGCAGGATGGTATGGTACACTTGCTACTATGCTATTCGAAAGCAAGCTAAGTGTTGGAAAAATTAGAAGTTTTGATATTGATGAGCAAACAGAAACTATAGCTGAAATATTTAACAAACCGTGGGTAATCGATGATTGGAAATTTAAGCCTGTTGTACAAGATATTCACGATATAAATTTTGAAGAACATAGTTATGTAGTATCAAAAGATAACGGTGAATTTGAAGTGTTGTGGGACGTACCCGACACTATTATTAATACTAGTTGCGAACATATAGAAAACTTTGCAGACTGGTATGCAAAGATACCAAAAGGTAAACTAGTAGTGTTACAATGTAACAACTATGAAGAAATTGAAGAACATGTTAATACGCATAATAGCGTAGAAAGTTTTGCATCTCAAACACCAATGGAAACTGAATTATACAACGGAGAACTTGATTTGCAACATTATAAAAGGTTTATGAGAATTGGATTTAAGTAACTTGAGTGTTAGAGAGTTGCAAAAAGAAAGTGCTAGAGCACTAAGCACTATGCAAGCAACAAACAATAACATACATCAGTTTAATAAAAAAGCA